GAATGCATCAAAGTCGTTTTGGTTAAGGGTAAGCTCGGGTGCTTTTTCATTAAGGATGACCTTGCAAATCTCGCTCATTCCGCTCACATTTTTCGATACGCTGGTAGACCCCCAGAAGGTGACCGTGATCGCACCTTCCGGCCTGGTTGCTAGCCTGAAAGCACCTGCATTGCGGTCAGTCATGAACCCGCCCGCATTAACTTGCGCCTGAGTGGGGGGCCATCCTAACAGGTCATCGAACTGAGGAAAAGCAGTGATGTCCCCGATATTCGTCATCAGGATACCGCCCTGATGGACGCTGAAAATCTGGTGAATGGGCCCATCGTGGAGCATATAAAGATTTGATACGTCGTCGATCAGGACAGGGGTTACATGCCTAACAAACCCATAGCAAAGCGGTTTGAGCGTCCCTGCGATATCGAACGCGCCTTCATAGCTACCTGTCCCTGCAAATGTCCTGGTTTGCATCGGCTTATCAAGCGCAATTGAGTGATCACGCAGGGTGATGACAATCTCATCGAGATTTGCTTCTGCACGTTCGGTCTTCGCACGCAGGATAACCCGGTATGATCCCATATCCTCGTCAGTCAGCCCCATCTTGATCTCGATATCCCTGGCATCCCAGGACTGACCAATCAAATACTGAAACCATTGATCCGCAAGCTGGATATGGATCGTCCCTACGCGCGCTGTCGAGACGCCGGAATACCCACCAAGATATGGCTGAATGTCCATTTGGATATCGCTGATCGTGACAAGACCCTCAAGCCATAGATGACTGCCATCAAATGCGAATGGGTGGCCATTGGAGACATAGATAGGTGCCGCCCTCTCCGGCTCGGTGCGGTGCAGGGTCACACTAATGATATTGACGGAGTTGACGGTAATTCGGTAGATAGAGACGCCATCCTCCGCGATCATTTCGAGGTATGCCCCGACGAATTGCGCGTCGCTCAGACTGGGCGTTGGTTTCGTTGAGGATGCTGAAAGTACCGGGGTGCCGCTGGTGCTACAGGTAACATAGCGAGGATCCAGATTCTCATCTGTAAAGATAAAATATTTGGGGGGAGGAGCCGTATTTAGCCACTCATCGGTTTTATCTGAAAACTGTTCAGGGGTCGTCTGCCCAATGAGTGTACCCGATGTGTTGATATAGAAGTACCCGTAAACAGTCGTCAAGTTGCTAAAATTAGGAATAGTTGTAAACAAGCGCTGAATGACAAACTGTGAAACTTGCGGTCGTGCTGCAATCTCTGCCAGAACGGCAGTCCGGCGGTCAATTCCAAGCTCGGAGAATGTCTGAGTAAATTCCCTGGTAATAAAATAGCCGGAATAAAAAACACCGGCAACGTACGGATCTGTCTCTGCCATACTCACTAAGCTTTCATTTTAGCCGCTAACCGCAACAGCAACTGTCGGGTCTGTGCAGCCTCAGTCGTTTGACTCTTGGCAATACTGATGAGCTGTTCGATACCACGGCTTGTCGCAGAATTATCGCTAGAGATACGCTTCAAGTAGTCTACACTCGACCTGCCAATCTGCACTTGCTCCAGTTCACGTTCTTCCTGCTTAATCAGCTTTGCACGCTCTGCCTCGATATTCCGGGTCTGCTCATCTTTAAGATTCGTGAGCATCTGCTCTACTTCGCTTCGTGCCGCAAAGAATCCCTGCGTGCTGCCGAATTGCTGTTGTGCAATATTCAGGTACTGCTCAGACGCGGCAACCGCCTTTTGGACATCCCCACCCTGTGCGGCTTCATGAAATTGTGCCCTCGCTTCGTCAAATCTCAGATTCGCCGGCAACACATCGGACACTCGCATGCTGGCCAGAAAATCATCGATTTGTTTGAGCTGCTCTTTCTTGGCATCCATTTCCTTGTTAATGGCATCAATCGCCTCTTCGCGAATAGCCTTTGCCTGCTTTATATACGACTTCTCAAGATCCTTGGTCGATAATCCCAAAATTTTAGCTGACTCGACGAGCCCGGCAAACTGTTCCTGGAGTGCAGACATTTGTCCAACGGCCTGGCTCTGTGGGCTCCCTGCCTTAATGAACGACTCGAACGCATCGCCCACCTGTTCAATCGGGCTCCCGCCGCCACCACTAATCGCCTGTAATCCCCGGTCAATCTCCTGCGAAGCGAGAGCCAGTCTCTTAAACTCGTTAAATGCCTTCTTCGAGATGATCCCTTCCTTACTCATGGCTTGGAATTCACGTACCTGTTCATTGATCTGCTGCATAGATGCCGCGAACGGGTCAGTGAACCCCAGCAATGCGCTCTTGAATCGTAGTGCAGACTGACGCCGCTGCTCGGCCTCCTGCTCTCGCTCCCGCTTCCTCTGCTCGGCCTCTCTCTTGCGCTGCTCGGCTTCCCGCTTCCTCTGTTCGGCGGCCCTTTGCCTCTCAGCAGCTGCCTGCTCAGCTTCCCGCTTCCTCTGCTCCTGCGCCCTAATGGCATCCTGAGCTCGTTGCTGAATGTCCCTATCGTGGGCCTCCCGCTCCCTAGCCAGGCGATTCTGCTCTTGCTGTATCACTTGATTCGTCGCAGCTCCCTGGTACTGGTCAACCAGATCCTGCGGTATTAATCCTGCATCAGCCTGTGCCTGGAATGCTGCAACCTGTTGCTGGATACTGAATAGCGCCGCCCTGAAGGGGTCTGTAATATTGAAAATCATTTGCTGGATACTGGCTGTCGCGGCCTCACGATCCCTCTGGGCCTGTCGATGCATCGCCGTTAGATTCTCCTGGTGCTGTCGCTCTAGCTGCTCGCGCTCGAGTTGATTAAGATGCTCAATGGCTGAGACGTCGGCACCAAGCTGAATAGCCATCTGTATCCGCTCTTGCTGCATACGCTCCAATTCGCGAATTTCAACTTGGTAACTGTCGGTAAATCCAAGTATCGAATCATAAATCTGGTCATTGAAGTCATCGAGAGCCTGCGCTGCCTGTTGCAGTCGTTGTGTCTCTTGATCATTTACCTGATTGGTCGCGACAGTTCGGTACTGGTCAACTAGTTCCTGCGGGATCAGACCCTGTTCAACCTGTGCCTGGAATGCTGCAACTTGTTGCTCAATACTCAGCATCGCTGCCTTGAATGGGTCAGTGATATTGAAGATCGCTTGAAGAATGTTGGCGGTTGCATCCTCACGCGCCTTCTGTTCCTCTGCCTGGATTCTGGTCATCTCCGCCTGGTGCTGCCTTTCGAGTTCCTCACGTTCTAGTTGATTGAGGTGCTCAATGGCCGTAACGTCGGCACCAAGCTCGATAGCCATCTGTATCCGCTCCTGGTGTATACGCTCCATCTGTACCAGCTCAACTTTGGAAGCATCGGTCAGCCCCAGGATGGAATCATAAATCTGGTCATTGAAGTCCGCGAGAGCCTGCTCTGCCTGTTGCAGCCGTTCTGCCTCTTGCTCGGTTGCCTGATTGGTTGCAGCATCTTTGTACTGATTGACTAAGTCCTGCGGTATTAATCCCGCATCAACTTGCGATTGGAATGCCGCCACTTGTTGCTCAATGCCGAACAGCGCCGCCTTGAATGGGTCGGTAATATTGTAGATCATTTGCTGGATATTGGCTGTCGCAGCAGCAGCTTCACGCTCTTTTTGACCCTGATCTACAATATCAGTCAGATTGCCCTGGTGACGTTTTTCGAGTTCCTCACGTTCTAGTTGATTGAGCTGTTCAACTGCTGCGAGGTCGGCACCGGCATCAATGGCATTCTGCATGCGTTCTTTCTGCATGCGCTCCAGTTCGACAAGTTCCAGTTTTGCGGGGTCAGTTATCCCCAGGATGGCATCGCCAATGCCTTCGTTAAAGTTGCTGGTGATCTCCGCAATCTGTTTCTGCTGCTCGGCCATGATTTCTTCGGTAGGAAGACCTAGCACTTCGGCCCTGTCCTTAAGCGATTGGAACTGGTCATTGATCGCTTTTATCGCTTGGGCTGTCTGGCTAAGGTCACCTGTCTTGAAATCCGCAATCGTGGCCAGAATTTCGAGCGCTTCCATGGCACGTTGCTGGATTGCCTGGATATTCGTCGTATTCGCAGAGTACGGTTCGCCCACGATGCCCGTGGCCAGCTCACCACCACCGAGAGCGCTGATCGCATGGAAAAGGCGCAGCTGAATGGCCTTGGCAATCGCGTCATTCATGTCTTTTGACGCGACCTTTGCGCTGTCCGGCGTTTGCGCTTGCATGAATTGGGTGACAATGTCGCGTTGCTGTTTGTCTAGGAATGCCGCAATGGCGCTATCGATCTCCGAAATGGCCAGCGTCGCCGCGCTCGCTGCCTCATCGGAGAGACTCGCATCTTCAAACATGGAGATGAACCCGAACGGCCCTCTGGTTAGCTCCGGGCCCCTACTGGAAGAAGGGATGCCTGCCGTCGTCTGCGCCTGGATCACCGTCTTTTCTTTGTCATGGGATGCGAGATACCCTGCCACACCGCCCACGATGGCGCCAACCGCAGCGCCAACGATGGTACCAACCGCACCCGCTGAAGAACCCCAAATGGCGCCTGTCAATGCAGCTCCCGCGATGCCACCGCCAGCAGCACCCCCTATCGCTCCGCCCATTTTACCGCCACCTGCCAAGTTGGACACACCTAATCCAACACCCACCCCTGCTCCAACGCCACCTAGCCCGCCTAGGATGCCTCCACCGCCAGAAGCACCTCCTTCACCAGTGGCGACACCTTTTAATTGAGCCAAAAGCCCTTTCACCTGGTTCACAATGGGGTCAATGGCGAAAGCCGATATGAATTCTGATGCGATTTGGGTAGCGGTATCAGTAAAAATCTGGGCGATCTGGTCCGCGGCGTCTTTAATATTGTCGATGTCGCCTCGTATCGCCTCGCTGATCGTCCCGGCCAGGATAGATTGCAGATTCGCCTTCATATTCTCGATGGTCTTTTCCAACTCGGCGATCTGCCGCTTCTCATCTTCGGTCGTCACGTCACCAAGAATCGGCTTGCCGCTCAAAATGGCGTCTTCCACCATCTGCTCGGCACGTGCGGCCTCTTTGGCGATGCGGTCTTCGTTTTCCTGCAAGAGTTTCTGCAATTCTTCCGCAGTGTCCCTCTGCAATTTGCGAATGGCCTGTTCCTGGCGCTCCTGATCCGCCAGTTCTTCACGCCGCACCTGTTTCCGCATGTTGGCAATGGTCCTGGCCGCTTCTGCCTCGGTTACCGGGTCGATCAAGGGCTGTACCCTGGTGGCCGCTTCCTTGATCTGATCTAAAACATCCACCCATTCTTTGCGAACGGGCTCAGCGGCAGTTGCTGCGGCAGGGCCTGTTACCCGAGCGTCTAAAATCTCGGCATCGTCGATCTTTAGCGACTCCCGAAGGTCTTTCATCATGCCCTGGAAAAACTTCAACCGGTCGGCAAGCGATGAGGCGTTCACCTTCTGGACCGCCTCGGCCATCGTGGTACCCATCTTTGCTGCCGATTCCGTCGCGGCGTCAATCCCTTCCTTCAGGTCTTTGCCAAAGATGTTCTTGAGCGCATTGACGCCCGGAATTTTGCTGAACTTGTCCTGTATCCATTTGTCCAGGGGTCCGAGAACCGATTTGATATCATCCACCAGATCGGTAAACACGCGCACCACCGCGTCTTTCATCTTCTCGAAGACCACCCGTATCGTCTCACCGAGTAGCACCAGCTCACGAACGATTTCGTCGGTCCTCGATGTGATGGTGCCCACATCGGGGAAAATATCGAGAATCGATGTCGGGTCGTAATCCACCGCCTTGATGAGCTCAGACGATGCGAGCACGCCGGTCACCAGGTCAACGAATTCCTGTTTGATCATCTCGAAGCCACGAGCGAATTTGGCAGGGATGGTATTGGAAGCAGCTTCGGCCAGAGATGCGTATTCTTGGTGGATTTTGTTGGCGAGTAAGAGCATGTTGTCAGATGATACCTGTCCCTTTTGCATCATCTCGGCAAGTTGTTTCCCGGTAACGCCCATCGCTTCACCAAGCAGCCTGAATGCCGGAATCCCCGATTCGCTAAGGGTGATCAACTCCTCGGTCTGTATCTTCCCCTTGGCCAAAATCTGCGTGACCTGGTTGAGTACCCTGCCATATTCCTCACTGCTCAGCCGGTTTGCTCTAGCCAATTCATTGAGGGCCTGAAAGACGCGCCTGGTGCCCTCGCCTTCGATGCGCGTGCCCTTAGCCGCGTTGGCCAATCTCGCAAATCCCTGCGCCGCATCCACGGTATTGAGCGCTAGTCGGCTTGCCTCCGAACGAATAAAGGACATCGTGGCCTGGGCGGCCTGCGAGCTGCCAGTCAGCTTGGTCAATTGCTGATTGACGCCCGCCATCGCCTCTGCGGCCCGAATCGTGGTGGTGGCAAACTGGGCAAGCTGCTGAGCCGTTACCAGTAGGCCAAGCGCACCTAGTGCGCCTTTGAGCTTCGACATGATGCCGATTTGCTTTTCACTAGCCGCCGCAGCCCGATTGGTGGCCTGCTCGGTTTGGCGCAAGGAATTGTTCAGCTTATTGAATTCGGCAGGAAGTGGCTTGAGCGAGGCGTCAACTTTGTTTAGCGCACTGGAAATGCCGGATGACGTCTTATCGGCCGACTGCATGGCCTTGCGAAGATCGGCGTCAAACCTGGTAAGGTCAACTCGTAAACTAGCAATTAACGCCTGCTCTGCCATTTGGCATCCTCACTTTTCCAATTGACAATGAACATACACGCGGTATATTCATCGTGTCCGTTATTCGCGGCAAGTCGGGGCCGGTCGTGTCCAGGCACGTTGAGGCGAGGCCTGTTATGGCAAGGCAAGGCTAGGTACCCAGAGATAGTGATCTGTCTATGGGCTCTAATCTCTGTTAAAATAGTTAAACCGCTTCTCTTTTGGCGTATTCCAATAATTCTCTTTCTCAAGATGCAGCCTGTACACAGCCATCTGAAAGATAC